GCCTGCAATACGGTTGCCTTCCTAAGAAGCCCGCTAGACAGAACAGAAATCTGAAGCAAGCTAGGATCGACATTAGCACCAAGGTCAACTTGATCTGATATAGAACCCGGCAACAGCGTCGCATTGTTTACATGCGCGTTTAGGTTTGTTACAGAAACCGTTGAATTGGTCGTTGAATAAGTTGTACCACCGTTGATCTGAGCCATAATTACTCCTGACTAACCATTGGCCGATTTGCGCCAATACCATAAATTGTTACACCTTTTAACGCAGGTCTGCCAGAAGAAAATTGTATTGTGAAGTCAATCCCCGATCCACGCATCGCTACACGAGGCCGCAATGTGCCGTCTGAGTTGCCGGAAAACTGATACCCAAGGATTTCTTGAGTAGCGTCTGGATCATGCGCGCTAGCAAAGATAGCAACTGCGTCCTGCTGCACATTGTTGAACTGAAACTCTCCACGGCTAAATCTCTTTTCAGACAGCGATTCCATCGTAAACTCGCGAGTGCGTACAAATGAGTTAATCGGAATAAGCTGACTCCCCACGTTTAGGTCTACTGGTAATGCAAACGGCAGCGTCACGCCTGCGGCAGCGTTGGTGTAGAAGTCTCCATCTTCAAGCTCTTCAGTCAAAAAGACGCCGCCAAACTGCAATGCGCCAGTAAAGTTGGTGAGGATAAATAGCCTTTTTTGAAACTGGTACGAAGCAACAATAAGATTGTCTGCGTTAAGACCTGCTGGATAAACATCTATGCTTTCCCAGTTTTTGTTTAGGTTATTGTAAATTATAACTCTATTATTTCTTGCTGTCGGATTAGCAAGATCATCAATTGGAAGTGCTATAAAAAACCTATTGTCGTAGTACGTTGCAACTGAGTTGCTGACAATTGAGTAATCTAAACCTTCAAAAAAGTCAGAAATTGGCTCAGACAATGGCATTGTGTTGCCGATGACTTTAAGGTCTAACTGCGGAGTAAGTAGGTAAATTCCCTTGCTCGAAAGGAACATGACGTACTGCCCGGCATTTACGATTGTCCTTCTAGCTAAGCAACCCAGCTCTGTGGTAATTACCGTTACTTCACTTGTGTCATCGGCTGTAATGTCAAATCTTGGATCAAGAAACGCCATGTATATGGAGTTTCGCATAAACACCAAAAACTTGTTTTCAATCCATGGCAGGCATCCAACAATAATATCATTGCCGCCTTGATTTATTGTAAAAGCATTAAAACGAACATCTGTCTGAAACTTAAGAATATCACTTACAACCAATGCATGATTTGTGTACTTTGAAACCACTCTATTCTGGTAGTAAAACCCAAACTCAGCAGGCGGAAGCGAATTTGTAATTTGAGTCAACTCAGTGCCGCTACTTGGATCAAGATACCTTTGGTCTGCTGCGGTAAACTGAGTTGTTGCAGAGTCCCAGATTAACGGCGGGTTGCCGCGCACTGTGGTGAACCCAGTAAGAGCTGCATTGGCTGTAATTAAAACACCAGTCGTATTTGTAAATTGGTATGTAAAAGTGCTTGGCCCTGTTACTGTGATAACATAACTGCCATCAATTGCTGATTGTGCCCTAAACGTAGTCGATCGTGTAGTAACCTCGTTGCCAGTAGAGTAGCCGTGCGGGGCGGTCGTTGTGACTGTAATTGTTCCAGTAGCGCCAATTGCAATGTCTGCGTTAGTAACACTTGCTGTAAAAGTTACATCATCGTACTGCCCTCGAAAGATGATAATCTTGTCTAAAGCCTGTATAGGCTCCACAATTATGCTGGCGGACACAAATCGTCCTGTGGGATAAGTGTATGGGCCAAGAGTTGCCTCTGGATAGCCGATCTGTGCAGGCCGATATAGGTGCATCCTATCGGAAAAAACCAGCACTATGTTGTCACGGCCAAGTGAGTCAATCCACACTCCTGAACCGACCATTGTTAGGTTATTTAGAGTGGCGTCTGTAAGCCGCTGACAGCCCTTTCTAGGCTGTGCAATGCCTCTCTGTAGCCTTACGTTCTGAGCAGCCTGAAGGATGCCCGGAGGCAAATTAGCAGGATCAAGCCTACTAGCAAAGCCAGTGTAGCTATTGTCTGATTCAGCTTGCTGCTGTGAAGGCATTAAGAGATGAGCTTACTGAGCTTGTCTACAACTCGCTGAAGATCGTCGCGAAGCTCGATCATGCGCTCATTGTGCATATCTTCGCCACCTTCTTCTTCTGAGTACTCTCCCTCTTCCATGTCTTCTTCTTCCCCGTACCCGCACTCAGAACAGCAGCCGTCAGACTCAAGTGGAGACTCGCATTCAGGGCAGGACTTTCCTCTCTTTCCGCCCATGGGGCTTCCAAGAATCATCAGTAAGGTTTTAGCGTCGGTCTTAGGCATATAGTTAGGCGATTAAAGATTGTCCTTTTCCCCTGCGAACACACAGATCAGCAAGAGCGTAAGGAGTATTGTACTCAAAATGAGGCGCATCGTAAATAGACTTAAAGTTCCCACCCCACCGCAACTTGTGCTTTGCTGCGAGTGTTGAAGCTTGCTTGTGCATCATGTCTGCAATTTTCTTGTCAGCAGGAGTGCTGTCATCCATGTACACCTTGCCCTTAAACACGCCACAGTCGATAGCTAACCCAAAGTTGTGCATGCTTGAGCCAGGCTTGGCATTGGTGACTTTTGGCCCAGGTGCAGTGCGCCCCTTGGCGTATAGCGCCTCCTGTTGCTCCCAAGAACGAGTGCCACAGATAATCTTGTAGTCTAACCCTTCCTTGGCTACCAGCTCCTTGGCCTCAATCAAAAAGTCAGCAAAAGCATCTCGTACTTCAGGAAGTAGCGAGTCCAAGTGTTTAGCTGACCGTTCGTCAATCATCGCTTTTCGCTGCGAATCACGTCGATGGTTCCAAGGATTGTCAATGCTGCTGCGCCTACAGCGTCAACGTGGCCAGTCTTCACTCCAAATCCGGCCAGAACCCACTTAAGAAGCCCGAGCCAAGTCGATGGTTGTTTGAGGTAGTCTTTCATAATTCAGTCGTGTAGTTGAGCAATTCGCTCCCAAAGTTTAAGCCGATCGTTTTCGCATTCAGAAATCTTAACTTCCAGCTTATTAAGTTTACTGTGAAGGTAATAAAGCGCAAGTGCTAGTAGGGATACTGTAAGACCTTGCTCCAAAATATGGGTAAGAACCTTGGCAATAAACTCGTCCATGTTACTTCTTTTTAGCTGTTTTGGCCGATTGTTTAAACGCTTTTGCCGTTGGGGCACCCTTAGTTCCCGGCTTACGCATCTTCTCCTTGCTGCCAGCAGCGATACGCTCGCGTTTGGCGTGGATGTTTGAGTACAGTCCTTTTTTCATAAGATTAGCACTTCCAGCGTTTAAGACTTGCCTTGGCTCGTTCTGCCGGGCCTTTGGCTTTAGCAACTACGCCTGCCATTCTAGCGCAGAAGCTCTTCTTGCGTCCAGCGTCAGCCTTTGTCTTGGGATTGGGTGCAGGAGCTTTGAGGTTGCTGCCTGTGGCCTTGTTGTACTTGGCTCGACCTTTGGCTGTAAGTCCTGCGCCTTTAGACACAGGCAACTTTTCACCGCGACCAACAGATAGGGAGGTAGATTTACGAGGCATGGTTAGAATGTGGCAAGTAGCACTCGTTTCCAGACGTTGGTTGCCGTGCAGACGTATAGCCAGTTGTTGGCGTTATCCACGGCAACTTGCCCCACAAGGCCAGCAGAAGTTGAAGTAGCCGGGATGGCAACGTGCGTTGTGTTGGTTGTGCGAACTCCTGCTGCGGTCGTCAGATACATCTGGTCGCCAAACCACTCAACGGCATTTCCTATCGGCGTTCCCATTAACGCAACGCCAGATTGAAAGATGAGCGGACAATTCTGTGCTCCGCTACCATTTGCGCGTAGTGTTTGCGGCCCAGTAAATACATTGCTGCTAAGACTCGCAGGCGACGCTCTTAGATTAACGCGAACCATCGTAATGTTGGTTGTCCCAACAGTGATTTCAGTGGTTCCTGTTCCGGTCGGCCCCACAAATGTTTGAACAAACCCGTTTTGGGATGAACCAAAGCGAGACATGTACATCGAATTTCTGACCACGCCAGTGTACCAAGATGGGCGAGTGAAAACAGCCTGCACCCCCACAGCCCCCACAGTTGTCACTTCCCAAAATCCGTTTTGTGTTGTTGTGGTTTGTAGTGCAAACGCAATAATGTCGCCCAGTACTGGAGTGTAACCGTCTGTTGCAAACACCCCTGTTGCCGTCACAGTAAACGTGTTTGGAGACACGCCAGTGTTCATTGTACCAACAATGTTCGCGGTGGTCTGCGCCTCGACCATCCTCATCCCAATACCTAAACTTGAAATGGCAGCTTGGGTACTTATCGCTCCCGTTCCACCTTTATCTATTGCCAGTGGAGCAGCCGAAGTAAGTGCAATCTGTGCGCCAATTCCAGTTGCGCTAATCGCTTGATTGCTTGCCGCAGTCAACCTGCCGTAAGCGTCTACCGTAAACGCAGCAATCTGTGTAGAAGAGCCGTAAGACAACGCAGACACGCCAGTGGTCGTCAGTGCCAACGTGCGACTAGTTGAAAGGTCGCCTCCACCAGTTAATCCATCGCCACTTAGCACGCTCACCTGAGACATTGCCACCTTGCTTAATGCAATTGCAGCGTTGGTAGCCACATCAGCATTTACTAGCAATGAAGCAGGCGATTGAAACACACCATCAACTACCTTTACCAAACCACTGCCACCAACAGATGGGACCGTAGTGTGGACGTGCGAAGGTTGTGTTGCTCCAAAGTTAAACGTGATCGTCTTGTTGTTCTGCGTCGCTTTCCCTAAGAACTGGATGTACAGACGGTCACTTGTTGAAACAGTAGTCTGCGGAATCACTACAGACGCGATGTACTGTGCAGTCACCGCTGGATCGTAGATCGAGATGTCATCTGATGTGGAAAGCAGTGTTGCAGTCGTGCCGTCATATTTGAACACCTTAAGCTGGACGATTGTCTCATTTGACGTAGTTCCAGTTGAGGACGCCCAGAAGTTAAAGTCAAACAGCCCGGCTGGGATGGCTGTGATATTTGGGTCTAAGACATCAGTAATAAAGTGGACTACTAAGTCGTATCCAGTTGTAGACAGATCACCAGATGTATAGCTTGTGCCAGTTGTGTCGGCTGTGCGGCCAAGTTCTTTAACAATGGTTGGCGTTGTTGGTAGCCCGGTTGTTGGGGCATCTGCTGCCGTATTGTAGTTGAAGAAGAACACTTGTCCTCCACCGCCAGACCCGCCACTAGGAATTTCGCCCGGAACCCATGCAGTTCCATTCCATTGAAGCACCTGTCCATTGCTTGGAGCAGTTTCAGACACTGCATTTCCTTGGATTTTAGCCACCGTTGGGCTTGGCAGGTTACCACTCAAGTCTCCTCCAGCAGCCTGCGTTGCTGACATAGCCCCAAGGGCCGTAAGAGCTGCCGCTGCGCTAGTTGATCCTGTACCGCCGTTTGTGATGGCAATAACGTCGCTAGTAGCTACCGCACCAATTGATCCTGGCGTAATAGCGGAGATCTGGGCTGATGCCAGCGACTGCACCTGTGCGCTATTGGTAAATGCTGACAACTGCGATGTAAACGCTATACCTTGAATGTCCGTCGTAGTTGCGTAACCAGAAAGCTGTGCGCTAGAAAATGCTCCAGCAGCACTTGTTTGAATGGAGCCGTCACCAAACTTAATACCGCCGGAATCTACAGCAAGGGCAGTCACTGCATCTGGAGTTGCTCCAATCCCCACTCGGCCAGAAGCAGAAATAACAAATGCAGTTGCGTCTGGGCTAGTGTCATCTTCAACTCGAAACGCCTCACCTGCGCCAGTCTGTAAGATTGAAACCGCGGCAGAAGTAGAAGCAGCCGTAAACGTAGCAGCGCGACCTGTGCCGTTATTGCTAACTGTAAGCGCGTTTACTGCTCCACCCACGCCAATGGTTTGCGTCTGGTTAAAAGTGTTTGCTTGATTTAGCCCAGCAACTCCAACATTCACTCCAGTGCTTGGAGAAAATGTAAGTTTGCTCTGATTACTAACCCACACATCCCCAGCCACAATAGTTGATGGAGAAGCCGCGCCAATAAATCCTCCAATGTTGGCTTTAGCCTGAGCCGTGGTTGCCGCCATGATAAGGCGACCGTCCATCGTAGACCCAGCCTTCAGCACATAAGCAGACAACTGGGCCGTGTCTAAAGCTGGCACTTGAGCTGAAGTGATCCCGCCCAATGCAGCAAGTGCGCTAGGTGCGTCTGTGGCTCCAGTTCCACCATTGCCAATTCCGATGATTGCACTTGTAGCAAAAGCTCCAATGCTTGCTGGCGTGATAGCCGCAACCTGAGCGGAGGCAATTGCGCTTACTTGTGCCGTGTTGGTAAACCCGCTGATTTGTTCAGTTGTGGCAAAGCCAGACAACTGTGAAGTAAACGCAATGCCTACAATCTGCTGAGTAGTGGCAAATCCAGATGCCGCATCGGTTGAAAGCGCACCAATAGTGGCAGGCGTAATGGCTGCAATCTGATCTGACGTCAGTGCTTGAACCTGTGCGCTGTTAAGGCCACCAATCTGGTCGGTGGTAGCAAGCCCAGCAATCACCAACGACTTAGAGGCTGTTTTGGTTATCCCTCCTTGATTGAGGACAAAGATGTCAGCGGTGCCAACTGCGGTTGCTGATGGAAGTGCAGAGATTTTTACGTCAGGCATACGATTAACTAATTAAAACCCAAGAAAGAGAAGGCTCATCCCAATTGTACCTATTGCCGTCAGACGGATATGCCACAGGAGCTTCCCAGATGCAAGTCTCTTCATCTAAGATCCATGACGGATATGGTTGTTGAGCGTAAAAAGCATCGCGCACCTCATCGTACACAAAGCCAATTCCAGCATAATTCTTCCGCAACGGACGCCCTTCTGGATGTTGTCCAGCGTGCGTGTTGTAGCTTGTCTGCACCCATGTTCCAGACAAAACACCAGAGTCAATAAAGTCCTGTTCAGCAACAATTACTCGTTGAACGATTCCGTCTTTAATTTCAGCAAAGTGAGCCATTTTAATTAATTACAAATGTTCCTGAAGTTGTAAATGTGTGGTAAACAAAACCGCCGCTTTGAGTAATTGTTCCGCCTCTAGCTAAAATTGTAGGACTAGTGTATCGAATAATTACAATTCCAGATCCGCCGGATATTGGAGTTTGAAATGCAAGGTCGTTTCCGCCGCCGCCTCCAGTGTTAATGCTGCCACTTTGAGCAACTGTAAACGAACCTCCTGAACTTCTAAAGTCACTTGTTCCATCGCCGCCACCGCCTGTCCCTCCTAGTCCCTTAGTAAAGTTTACTCCATCATACCAATATCCACCTCCGCCGCCTGCCCTAACAACATTATCAGTTGCAGCGCATGCTAGCCCTGCACCTCCACCACCTCCACCTGTTCCGTTTGCAAAAATTCCAGCAGATCCAGCTCCGCCACCGCCGCCGCTATGTACGTTAGTTGAAGCTCCAGCCCCGTTGTTACCTTGCCCGGCAGTTCCAAGTCCGCCAGTTGTTCCGTTGGCTCCTCCACCAGATCCGCCATTCTGAACACTTCCTCCTCCACCTAACGCAACAACATTTAAGCCGTAGCCATTATATAGAGTAGTTTTAGATCCATTTTGGCCTACAAGGTTACGAGAAATTGCAGCTCCTCCGGCTCCTACAACTACAGTTGCTAATCTATCTATTACAACAGATGTTGCTTCCAGCAAACCGCCAGCTCCCCCAGCACCAAAACCAAAAGATTGGCCAATTTGCCCACTTCCGCCTGCGCCACCTCCGCCAATTACAGTGTAATTTACAGTTAAACTTCCAGATCCAATCCTGAAGTTTCTAAACGGCCTAGATGAAACGGCTGAAAATGTACTTAAAAGTGCCATATTACGCAAAGCTCGATAAACTACCAAGCACGCTAAACACGTTATCTGCTGTTTTTACAATAGTAAAAGACCAAGCATCTATTGAGTTTGATGAGGCAACTGGCAGTGCTGCATTTAGCCATCTAAGCGTTCTGTTTGCCGTTGATCCATCAATCGTAAAGCTGGTATTTCCTATTAGTCCAAACCCGGTTGTTCCTGTAGTATTCAAGAACACTATCGTCACTGACTGCCCTACAGCCAAAAATGAGTTTAGTGTAGTAGTTGAATTTCCGCGTACATTTAAAGGAAATGCTGCTGTTGCATTTAATGTGTAATACAACACGCCTTGAGTTGATGCATCGAACTGAATTGTAGTTGCACTTGCAGCCGTTGCACTTGTGGTAATTGTTTCTTTAAGCGCAGACACTACAGTTACACCTCCACCACCAGAAGCAGCAACATTTGAAACTGCTGTAATTCTGCCTTTTGCGTCAACGGTAAGTGCGGCAATTTGAGTAGAGCTTCCGTATGATCCGGCAGTTGCGCCGGAGGCTGGCAAAGCAGCGGATGAAATTGACGAAAGTTGCGCGGATGTTAATCCTGCTCCAACCTGTGCAGCAGACAAGCCAGTAATCTGCGCTGATGTAATTCCAGCTCCAATTTGCGAAGCAGATAATCCAGTTACTTGAGCAGAAGTAATCCCAGTACCAACACGAGCAGATGCTAGAGTGCCTGTTGTAATGTTCGAGGCATTTGTTGTGTCAGTTGTTGCTGACGCTGCTAAACCACTTATTTTTGAAGTTGGAAGCGTATTGATTTGATCTGAAGTAATCCCGGCTCCTACTTGAGCGGCAGACAAACCTGTTATTTGCGCGGATGTTAGCCCTGCTAGCACTTGGCTTGCAGCAATAGATAAAACTTGTTCTGTCGCGCCAGTTAAAACGCCGTTTGAATTTACAGCAAATATTCCAACAGAACTTGCAGATCCATATGTTCCAGCAACTACTCCACTTGGAGAAAGCCCCGCAATTGTTGCGGTTTCCAAGTTGGTTACTCGGCCATAAGCATCTACCGTTATAACCGCCGACTGTGCGCTAGATCCTGCTGTAATTGCAGCAACGCCAGTAGTTGCAAGATCAATTTGAAGCGCCCCAGAAAAGATTATCGGGCTGTTCGAAATAGCCAACGTGCTGGATGTGGCCCCTACAGAAGTCACAGTTCCGCCAGCAGTACTAGACACACCAACGCTAGTAGCTCCCGTAATCCGGCCAAATTCATCTACGCTAATAATTGGAATTGTAGAGTTGCTGCCGTAAACATCCGATATAACACCAGAAGTCTGAAGCGCAATCGTGCGGCTTGTGTCAATTGTTCCGCCGCCAGTTAGCCCACTGCCAGAGTTAATGCTGATTGCATTAAGTTGAGCTGTAGTCAACGCTCTAACCTGTGCGCTGTTTTGAAGCGCAGCCAACTGCGCAGTGTTGGCAATACCAGAAATCTGAGTAGTCGTAGCAAAACCAGAGGCTGCGCTAGTTGCTATTGCTCCAATGCTATCCGGTGTAATTGCAGCGATTTGTGTGGATGCTAACGCCAAGACTTGTGCGCTATTCTGAAAAGCAGCAGACGTGGTCAACAATGTGTACGCAGACAACTGCGCAGTCACAAGAGCGGGCACATTTGCAGACGTAACACCACCGAGATTGGACAGCGCGGCAACGGCTGTAGTTGCCCCGGTTCCTCCTCCTGAAATAGCCAGTGGAGAAGCAGAGGTTAGAGCAGGCTGTGCGTTAAGTGCCGCTAAAGCAGCCGTCGCGCTGGTCGATCCAGTTCCGCCACTAGCCACAGGCACAACAGGCAACCGAGCAGTACCTAGCGTTCCGCTAGTAAGCTCTGCTGCATTGAGTGTCTTTACCTGCGATACATCGCATTTTTTAGTAGTCCCACTCTGAACAAGGACAAGCGTATCGGTGAGCGCGACCGTTGACGCTGAAGTTAAATCTGTGATTCTAGGCATAATTAACTTGTGGTAATGCGATAACTAAACTCATTATTAAGGTAGTCTCCTGCTTCAGTCAATATCTGATATTCAGTAACAGGAGGAGTTGGCGGAACATACGCTTGTTTGCGAAACTTAAATGTCTCTTTGTCTCCTTTAATTCCAATCCGCGCAACAATCTTTGCGCCTGGAGCTGCTGGCGTACCATTCTTCTTGATAAGAAATTTTCCAATCATACTTAGTATGTGTAGGCCATGTTCATTTTCTGAACTTGTCCTTGCTGACGAATCAAGACATCAATCTGCTGCTGAACTGCCATCTCGGCAATCTGATCAAAGACAACTGCCTCATCAGTTCTTCCTTCTGACTTCAGGAAGTCTGAGCTAACTCCGTTTACCAAAAAATCTTTAAATCTGTACGGAATTGCAACAACTTCCCAATATTGGTTAGGCGGATCTGCTGGAGCAACTGAACTTGAAGCTACCACAGAGTTCCAGAAATTGGCCTTAGTCCCGCGTCCTGCATTTGTTGGCTCGTATGCTGAAGACAACTGAAGCGTGTCGTAATACACTTGCGAGCCAACCGCGTATGCAGTGGCGTTTTCAAACTGGTTGCCAGTCAACCTTGGAGCATCGAGCCTATACTGTATGTGCTTTTCTCCGTTCTGTAAAAAGCGAAGGTAAGTGACATCTACAGTCTTTGTGGTGGCCGGAATATCATCTATATCCTCCACTGTAAAATCTACAGGCACAACTCGTGTCGTTAATCGCGGATCCCGCTGCCATGCTGCAAGTCCCTGTAAAGATCCAGTTGGCATTTGAACAAGCCGCTGTGGATTCTTGTCAAACAACACAGTAGTTGTCAGATTTCCGTTTGGGCCTTGATAAGTTGGAAAAGTAATAGACGACTCGTAAGGCAAGTTGATCGTAATGTCCGAGATATATGCGCCATTTGCGTCTGTAGCCGCCGTGTAGGTGAACGTGTACTTTTTGTCTGAAAGACTTACAAGCTCGCTATTGTAACTGTAATAAAACGGATTCTCAAACGCCACTTCCGTTTGCGTGATAGTTCCAAGCCTATAAGCATCTTCAAAAAAATCAGCCAAGTAAACCCTTGGAAAGTTGGAATCCAAAGTCAACTTTAGTCCGATTGTATTTTCTTCAAATTGCTGGAAAAGAGGCAGCAGATCTTGAGTTGTTAAATCCAGCAAAGACTCTGTTTGCAAAACAGGCGGATTGACAAATGCAGCGGCACTAACTGGGTTGCCCGTGAATGTCTTAATGAACCTGTTGATATCAGGCCATTCTTCACGATCCCATATTGTTCCTATTCTACGGGAAGTAAAGTCGCGTATAGAAGCAAAGCTCTTGTCATTTAGCGTCGATCTGTCCAACCCAATGAGTTGGCAAACTTCAGACAAGATGTCGCTAAATGGAACAGCTTTCATGCGTAAACAGTGCGGGATCTTACGTTAGTGGATGGAACCCAACCTACACTAATTTCTTTTGTACCGCCAGAATTAACTTTGCATTGAGGGTTATCTCTCCAGAATTCAGCAAGAAACTTTTCATCATCCCAACATTGATACCCGAGCTTATGCCCCCAGAAGTGGTACGCTTGTCCGGGAATGCTGCCAACTTTTTGCCCAATCCCGTCAATCGACTTGTGGCGCATCTTTGTAAACTTGGCAGAGTTCTTGGAGTCAATCTCCGCTTGAATACGGTTCATCTGCCAGCCGCGACGGAATTCTGCTTCCATTGCGGGGATTAAACTAGGGTCGATATCAATCATAAAATTGTCTCTGTCTCTCCAGAGTGTCACGCCTAGCGGGCTTCCGGCGTTCGATCCGTCCTAGTATACTGCGGGAACGGTCACATGCCGTCTCTCCGGCTGTCACGCCACTAAGAGGTGCGTTCCCCACAACGATTCATGGCCGTTGCCGACAGTTGTCTCTCCAGCTAGTCACACCACTTCTAGAAACGCAACCTTGATCGCGTACTGGCAGGTGTCGCTCAGAAGTAAGCCTACGAGCTGAAGTCAAACTTGCCAAGACCCAATGGGTTCCCGACAACCAGACCGCAGACAGCTTCCACGACGCGAGCAGGACCGCCACCGAAATCAGGCAGCGACTGAACAGCAGCGACGTTTCCGCCGTAACGAACTTCGATCAAGTCCATGTTTAGGACAAGACCTTTGTACGGGGTAACCGTCCAGACGTTAGAGGCAACCGTGCCAAGAAACACCGTTGGGTGCAATTTTACAGTGCCAAAGTCACCTTGAAACACATCGACCGACTGAACATATGTTTCAGCCGCAGCGTCGCGTTGGAAGGTTTGCACCTTGGTTGCGCCAGCGCCAAGAACTCCAGCAGTGGAAGTCGTGGTCAACTGAGTTGTCCCAAGCAGGCTGGTGAATGCACGCTTCAGATCGGTGCCAACAATGGCGTCGAACGAGCGGTACTGACCGGTCTGATCGTAGATGCTCTTAAGCATTCCCTGCACAGCAACGTCGGTCAATGCGCTGGATGCACCAGTCAAGATCGAGGCTGAAGGAGTGCGAAACTGTGAAGGAATATCGCCAACAGTCGGCGTTCCAGTTCCAGCGGTGCTGATCCATGTCTGAATCCCTGCCGTGAGGTAAGGAACAGACCCGTTGTCCTGCTGTGCAGTTTGGTTCGAGCAGAGAGTCGTCTCAATCGAACGCTTGCACTGAAGGATGGACTTGCTGACGTTGTATGCCAACTCATCACGCACACCGGCCACCTGGGCGATGTCAGTGGAGAGCTTGGATACACGGACAGCAGGCATACGAAACACCTGAGCGTAGTTCGCAAGTTCCGCACGATAGCCCACATCCCAGTTGGTGTACGAGCTAACGTCCGTGCCGTCAACCGTGCCGCCTACTTGAGGAGCAGGATTGCTATCAGCCTGCCAGCGGAAAAACATATTTCCGGGCTTGCTGCCTTTACGAGCCATAGACGTGAACGGCGTGTCTTTTGCATCGACAAGCGCAATCATGTCCATGAGGTCTTCGCGTTTACCGCGACCGCTAAGATTAGGTTCAGTTAGAAGTGCCATAATACTAAATAAGTTGAGTTTGGGTTACTGAGTTAAATTTGGGGCTTACACAAACCCCATTGCTTTTACTAGGTCACTCAATCCATCTCTGCTTGAAGTATCCTTAAGAAAGGACTTCTGTGCGCGAGAAGATTCATCCTTATCAACTTTAGGAGGAGCTTTGACGCTTGGCTGTGCTGGCGCGCGCTTAATTGGTGCGACTTTAGTCTTTCCAGAATCTCGTTCTGCAAATACCTTTAGTCCCTCAATCAATGCGGCAACCAGATGCATATGATCCGGGCGGCGCTTTACTTCAGGGAAATCACGCAATACTTGCTGTGCTACCCTGTATTCTTCGCTTTCCGGCTTACGCATCCAAGGATGTTTGGTTGCTAAAACTGGCTCAATTTGAGACTTTTGGTTCAAATATTGAAGCCTAGCTGGCAACTCAACTTCCTTTCTCCGCCTTGCTAGCTTCTTCATGGCGCGAACCTGTTGAACGTCTAGTTCAACTTCAGCTCCATTTGGATCGGTAATTACACCGCCATCTGGATTATCTTCACACCAATCCAATACAAATAACGCACGCTGATATTCGGCATTTATTTCTTCTGGAGAACTAAGTGCTTCAACAGCATCCGATATTGTTGGCGCAGTAGTTTGTGGAACAGACTTTAACGCCTGTATCTCACGCTCCATTTGCGCTAGTCTAGCTTCTCTCTCTTCAAGTTGTGCCTGAGCGGCTTTCTTCGCAGCAACTAACTTGTTGATACGCTTCTGTACGCCTCGGCTCAAAGAGCTTTCTTCAGCATCACCTTCTTCATTGGTGGACTGATCGGCTTCATCTTCAGCTTCAACTTCAGGCTCCGTAATTGGATCTTCAGTCTCTACCTCAGGTTCTGCCTGCTGCTCCTCTGTGGCTGGAGCCGCCCCTTCCTCGTTAAGGAAATTTGATTTAACAAAATCAGCTAGGCTGTTTTCATCAAGTCTTCCGAGGTTATTTGCAACGGGTGTACTGCCTGCCTCCTGACTCCCGGCGTCAGGCTGTGAGTTTGTGTTATTCATGCTATAACGGTAGCAAGCCCTTTATTTAATCAATCCAGTAACGCTGGAAGGCCCGTTAGTGGCTTTATGCCAAATCTTCTTCAGGAGTCAAGCCATTTAATTCTCTTGCTTGTCTTCTTAATTCAATAAGTGCGCTTAAAACTAAATTAATCCCATCAGCTTGCCCTGCTGTATGTATTCTATCTTCTCCTTTGCAGTCTTTACTTATAGCAAGCATCCAATGCTGCTCTTGTAGCTGCTCAATAAGTTGGCAGATTTCTGACCAAATAATGTTTTTTCCTGAAAAGCCAAAGGCGTTCTTTTGATTATCCGTCATATTACTGTTGCGCCTGTTGAGCCACTGGAGTTACGCCAATTCGGCCAATCTGAGCGTTCTGCTGCTGCATAATCGACATCTGCAAGCTCTTAACGTAGTTCTCAAACAGCGCCTTAAAGTTCTCATCTTGTTGCAGCGCAGCTTGGGCCTTTGGATTGGCCTGCAAGATCTGCTGTGCGTACTGTAACTTAGTCTGTGCCGTCGGATCGTTTTCTTGATACAGCGCCTCATTGCCAAGCAGCATGTTGCCAATGTCTGACTGCACCTCTTTAAACATCTGTTTACTTGCATCCTGAGGATTCAAGATCAACTCATTGGCAATCTCAGGCGCAATAGCCTGAATCATCATCTCAGTAAGCTTGTTCCTGTTCAGTACTCCACCTGTGTCCATCTGTGCAACCTTAGTAAGGAAGTCGATCTTCTGAGCAATGTAGTCCTTGTCTAGGTCGTTGATGTCAAATTTGACGGTAATATCAAACTCGTTGTGAATTTCAGACAAGTTTTGCGGCAACTGTCCGCCTGTGATGCGCTGGATCTCTTGCGGAGACATGTACTGACAGCAAAGGCTAAACATTTGCTTAAAAATAGCTCTCCATGTCAGTAGCCAAGTGTTTACCAACATCTGTTGAGACAACTGTGTCTTGCGAGGGTCAACTCCTACATTGATTGTCCCAAAGTATGCCGCATGACTTGCTTCTACACGCTGGATCAAGTTGAACGCAACTCCCGGCTCACGGGCTGGTGGTTCCATGAAGCTGTAGTCACTTTGATTGACAACTGGCAAAGATACTCCGGGGCCAATTCGGTTGATGGCTCCAATTCGTTTGACAACTTTAATGGGAGGAAGAGTCGCGAAGGCAGTATAATCCCTGATGGAATCGTGTTGAGCCTTGATTTCATCCTGATCCGTGTGAGCAAGCTCAGGGACGCCACGAGTATCAGTAATGGCACGGCGAATGCACTCACGACGGAACTCCACAAACGGATACTCTCCGTGCGCGTAATCGAGTCTTTCATGGATAGCGTAAGAGATTTTTTCTTTAGGATGATCAACGGCTGCTTGTGGGCAAATAACGGTGTAGTAAATACACGGAGCTTTGCCATCTAAACTCTTGGTGTAACAGTACACGATCTCAATCATGTTCTGGTAGTTTAGCCCGTTGTACACCAGCAGTTCCGTGCTAGGCAGAATATTTGTGTTGTACATCGTGCTGCTCTTGCCAGCCATCTGCACGGCCAACTCTACCCAGTCTGCGTTCCAGCCTTCTGTAGTAATCTTTTCGCGAATCTCCACTTCAGACATCCATGTGCGACGGAAAATTACCCGTGAACGCTGTAAGTCCGCTGTTTCAGGCGGAACAAGAACTTCATCCCAAGGCTTAAGAGCAATAATCTCAGGAAGGTTTTTGCTAACGTATTCTTCATCTCTAGTCGTAGCTCCAGTTTCGGCCAATTCCTTGACCATTCGCTTTGCGTCAGTGGCAGTTAAATTCGGGATAGTTGCTTCAAGAATAGCCGCAGCCTCATCAGACTGCTGCATGATCAAGTCTGGCAACTGCATGAGCGTTGGACTTTGCGACTGCTGGGCTAACCCAACAATCTCATTCATCGTTACTGGCTGCTCGCGCTTGCTGATATTTTGTCTCCAGCCGATAAAAAACGCAGACCAACCGTATTGAAAAGCGTACTGGGCACCTAACTCAGCTTCCCTACGAAGCTCAAGTGGCATCTTGTTATCACGAACCCAGTGCAGTAGCGTTGAAGCGATTGAGCCAATCGTCATGTCAGCCATCTCTACACCACTGCCACGAATGTTAGACCGCTCAAAAGCTGTCACAAGCATCGCAGACAGCTCGTTACAAGTTGAGTCAATCAAACGATTGCGAACATCGCTAGCACCTTCAAATGGCCAAGCTGGATCACCTTCATTGCGAAGATTGCTGTGCTTCTTTCCGTCATCACTTTGACCAGCCCACCGAGCAAAACGTACATCATCAAACTTTGTCGTCAGGTTACCCTGAGTCGAGTTAATCATGGCGCGATTGTATTCACTCAACAAGTCCCCAACGTCAGGGATTGCTGTTGCTATTGCCAGAGGATCAGAAGAAGCTGAATACATAGATAATCAAGGTTCAATAGGAGCCGCATTTAGCCATTTGCTTCATCTGCTTTTCCCATTGTTCGCCGCCATAGTGTTTGGGTTGCATGACAACAAGGTAGCCTAAAGCATCAATAGGATCTTTACTGGCACCTTTTTGACCATCAGCCCCAGTCCATTCCCTTAAACTATAAATTAAGTTTTGACAAGATTCATGTACCATTATTTTAGGGTGATTACGTCCTTTAACCAACGGTTGCTCTCTATCATAAGACAGCATATCGTTAATTAAAATAACCCGCTCCTCAACTGGAACCGCAGCAGATGCTTGCAAGTACAAGGGAACCGTAGCTTCTGCAAAAAGATCTATAATTGTAGTACCCCCTTCTTTTGTAATAGTTTCCGTTCCGGCAGTGCGAGGATCCATGTATCTTTCTGCTATCTCTTCCTTAATATCTCCCTGAGATTCTAAACCCCAGATAAGCTCACTATACTCGTTTACTCCTCTTCCAGCTCCACTTCTCTGTGCAGGGCCGGGTCTGCCGTCAGGTTTATCACTTGGCAACGCCCATTCACCGTAACTTTGGTCAGGCCATTCACGGTAAATCCACAAGATGTTATCATCATCTACCCTGCCCCACAACATAAACCAGTTTCGCGCTCCAGCAGGATCAACTGCCATGTAGTTTGTCCCTTCAGGCACAAGTTCCATAATATCTTGCTTAAAGATGTTTACCTCGCCAAAATACGGAAACTCCGTACCGGCAGTTTGGTCTGCCCAACCATAGGCACGAATTTTAAGCTCATTGGAACTTCTCCCCTTAAGCTCCTGCTTCATGCGCTCCCAGTTGTTGTAGGGATTTAACTTGGAATGAAACCAGATACAGGCGTGTCTTCCGTAGATGTTCTCAGCCTTGTACGGCATGTGCCCAGCAGGCACACTTAACACATTACTATTTGGAAGTAGTTCACTTTCTTTCCAGTGTGTAATTTTTGCTGAATTAATGTAATCCTTAACGGTCTGGGTATAGCCTTGTACCGGGGTAAAGGTAACAATCAACTTGCCATTCCGGGTAACCAAACGGTACCTGAGCGTATCCAGCCAGTCTTTTGGCACCATTTCATCACACCAGATAAAGTCCACTTCGCCACCCTCAACCACTTTAATATCTTGAGAGTAGTTTAAGAACCAAATCTGGTTCTGCATGTAAACAGCCGTATTATCACTAAAGCCGTTCTTTTGGGTAAAGCTTACATGTATGTTGTTATTACGCTTGGCACTCTTAAGTTCCTTCGGCAGGTACTTGTAAAAAACCATCTGCTGCATTGAAATGCTAGTCTGATTAGACGTATGCAGGCACCAAATGCGCAAGCCTCTCTGGTGGATACGTTCGCCAATCCAATGCGGTACTGCCCCGGACAAATCCGCCCCTACAAACGCCTGTGCCATCCGTTTCGCTGCCCACTCAGTCTTCCCTGCCCGGTTACCGCCAAGTGCTACTACCTCGTTAAACTTAGTCAGTAGATCATCAGCATCTTTCCACGGCTCTAAGTCTGCCCCGTACCTGTGCGGATCTTCTGCCTCTGCCTTGGCCCTATTCTCCCTAATGATGAACAACTCCATCACCTTCTCGGGGCCAACATTCTCGATCATTGCCCTTCTCTGTTCCTCGTCTGGACTTGGCAAGGTAGGATGATCCGTCAATTTATACCTTAAAATTTTCTCTATCAGCTTATTTTTTTGTTGGTCTGTCATTGACATGGACTCTGGTTTAGCTATGTTTGGCTCGCAGGTCAAAATAGATCTGCCGTGTAGCCTCTGGATAGTCGCGTAAGGCGAGCCACAGGTGAAGGAGAGGTTCCCCTTGCATGAAAACCGGGGGGGATTAATAACTCGGGAGCTGGGAGCCCGATACTTCCAAGTAGTCCACGAAAGAAGACTAGCGTAGGTTGACTCGGGTACCCTCTGCGCGTGACTTGGTAAAAGCGAAACGAAAGGCGACGGTGACGGTGAGTCATCTTACTTTGAGTTGAGCTAAGTAACTTCCTAAAAAGATTTTCTTTTTTAATGTCACTTTTGACAGGGTTACTTATGCTCACTCAGGTCTCTGGTTCTGGTGATTCTTTCTTAAGTAAATAACTAAGATGTGAGCGGCGCGACGGTGCCGCGAGAGCGAGCAAGGCGAGCGGCTAGAAGAAGATAAGAAGAAGATGAAAGGAAAGCTAGAGTCCTAGCTTTGCGCTTTACCTAGAAACAAGGTTGTTCCCTTGTAGTTTATCTTCTGTCCCCTTCTCATTATGTTGCCTTTTGCACCAACATAAATTGTCTTACCACTTTTTACCCGCACATATCTTGAGTTTGGAAAGATGTTCTCCACTTCTTCTGTGAAGACAACGTCATCTTGTTGATCTAACTTGGCAGGAGCTACATCCAACTTAACTTCATCTTGCTCCAAACCCACTTTTTTCTCCAAAGTATCAAGAAGATCAGCCCGGTAAACTCGTTTAAAGCCAGCCAAACAGCGTTTATCTTTCAACTTGATGTAGTCAACCTTTTCCACAAGTAGGGCCAACTTGTCCTCAAACTTGTCGCCGTAGACTTCTTTTACCTTCTTCTCACTTAACTCGTACTTTTGTGTCATCTTTCCTGCACTATACGCTCAAAACTCATACGTCAACATCAGGGCACAAAAAAAGACGCCCAGCCTTCCACAGGAAGGCCAGCTTAATCATTGCCTAGATTCACCCCTACACCCCTGTAAAGGCTACCTAAACACGTTAAGGAGCAATAGTGCTCGCGTCATTTCTTACACAGCCCGAACAGCAAGTCTCTACAGAGTAAAAGCGGCAGTCAAGTGCATGTGGGCCCATTTGTAAAAATAAAATCTGAGGGGGTGGATGCGTCGCAGCTTTGACAGGAAAGTACAGTCGAACCCCCTCCCCCCCCTTACTGCTACAGACACAGAGACAAAAGCCCGGCTGCTTTGCCTTCCATCATGTTGCATGGTGCACTGCTTCAATGACTTGCGTATGCTTATGTTGCTTGGCTTGTGTAAGTGCATGAAGGTGCGTGCTTTGCTTGGCTTGCGTTTGCTTTGCGCCGTCTTCACGTCAACGCATCTAGTGAGCACCGCTCTACATCCTTCACCCTTCGCTTGTATCTCGCCCGCTTTTCACCCTACCCAAGCAAACTTTTTCACCCTTTTCTTTTCTTTATTGTTGCAAGTCCCTTTGCTTCGGATAGATTCGCTTTCGTTGGCAATGTTGCTAACTTAAACAAAAGAAAGAAAACGATGAATACACTCGAAACACTGGAAGCAGAATTGAAAGAAGCTCACGACGCTTTGCTTGCTATAACCAAGGGCGGAATCTTTGGAAAACCCCGCTTGCAAGCTTGTGGGAGGGTTATTGAAGCCATGACAGCCATCCTTGCATTCAAACGCGCCAAACTCGCAACCAAGTAAAACACTATGAAAAGAGAAAAACCTTACATTTGGTCGTTTGAGCTTACAGACACGTTCGGAGGAGAGGCGAATTACGCTTGGGTAAAGCGTGGCACAATCAAAGCCAGTACGCCTAGTGGTGCAATCAGAGCGGCTAAAAGAGCCCTTGGAATCACGGCACGACACACTGCCGATATTTATTCCGACCTGCTTTCCCTTCGCTTTAGGGATGCTTGTATCGTTCTATTCTTAACACCTTCTGACACTCTTAACTTCTAACAAACTAAACATCATGGAAAACAACACTTACAACGGCTGGCGCAATCGTGAAACTTGGCTTGTACCGCTTTGGTGGGAGCAATGCCCTATTGAATCGATTGAAGCCGATACAAAGGAGGGGGCTGTAGAAGCCTTAGCGGAACAACTTGAAAGCCTTTTTGATGAGCTTTTAGATCAATGCAACATTCCTTCCTGTTCTTTGATTGCTGACCTATTGGGTGGGGCAACATCAAGAATTGATTGGCGTGAAGTAGCCGAACATTGGATTGATGATATTGATGTTAAATTGAACGAAGAAGAAGAAGAAGAAGAGGAGGAAGTTGAATCATGAGAACCTCCCTTTTTCTTGGCACCCTTGGCTTGGCTTTGTTTGACTTAGGCGCTCTAAAGGCTTTTGAGCTTCGTTGGGAGGCTTATGTTTTTGGTAGCCTTTTAATGGCCAGCCTTGGCCTATTGTATGCACTAGCAAAGCCTTTGTTCCCGAAGGCTTAAGCTTAAGTTTAGAGTGTTTCCATTCCCATTCTTTGCAATTGCAAGGGGTGGGAAGGAAGCATTTTCATGCTTCAACTAAACAAACTAAAACCATGACAAAAATCAACTATACGTACCCTTGGGGAATAATCCGACGTAACGGAAACCGATTGCTTTGCGCCGACGGTGTTATTCGTGCCGCTGAACTAGCACAAACTCCCGATACATTCTTTTCCATCCCGGCGCATATTCGCATCAAAGGGAAGCGCATAGAGGGTTACGCAAGCTCAGACGAAAGCAAAGGCGAAAGGGTTTGGACCTTCCGTCCAATGAATAGCGAAAAGGAAGCCTTTCCTTTTTTAACTTGGCCCGATAGGAGTACGAAAGAAAACCAAAAGGCTTTGGACGCTATTCTTGAAAGGGGGGTAAACTAATGAAAAAGCTTTCTGACTTAGTAGTAAACCCCAGCGGGATGGATTCACTTGCCAATTATATGGGAGAAATCCCGGAGGCGTGTTGGTATGTAGTTTTGACAACCAATAGGGATGCCGATGTTTTGACTCGTGTTAACTTCGAATCTGCACAGGAAGCCTTGGAAGGCTTTGACTCTGACTCGTGGGAAGTGTTTCGCTTTGGACATTGGGCGTGCGGGTGGTGGGAAGCTCTATGCGTAAAGGAAGGCACCGAAGCCTTTAAGGAAGGCCAAAGCCTTTCCGATTCGCTTGAAGGTTATCCTGTGCTTGACGATGAAGCATTTTCAGAAGCTGAACAAAGCGAAGCGCAGGAAGTTTGGGAAAGCTATAGGGTGAAGGATCGCATTGAATACATCAGAGAGCATCGCAACCAGTTTGAATTCAGATCCTTTGCTGATCTGTTGGCTTGTGTACGTGGAAAGTATTTTTGTGGATGGGCATCTGAGCTTCTCTACTAGCCTTTGTAAGTCAGCTTAAATCAAAAGACTGGGGAGCCAGAAGGCTCCCTTTTCTTTTCCGTTCAACCTTTTAAAGAAGCTCTTAAGGCTTTCCAACGCTCCTTACTGTCCTCTTCTTTAATTGGAGTAAAAACGTCCTCGACATTGCCTTGGAACGTTGCTAGCGCGACGGCCAGCCGCCTGGCGTCTATGCACTCTGCGTCTTTTACAAATCCTCCATCATGAGCCTTTTGCAGTTCAGTTGCGATACGCTTTGCCTCATCCAGGAGCTGCGTGTACTCCAAAGAGTGCCCAAGTGTAGGGCAATAGATTGATTTCGATTTCAAATTTGAAATTCCATTTTCATTTTGGTTTTGAAGCCTGACTAAACAAGTCACCTATCTCACCGTGAGCGTGAAGGTGTACATGCTGGTGAAGCTGTTCTGGTGCCTTATTCTTCTCTAGGGCCATGTACTTATCCAGAGTCACGCCCAAGGTCAGCACAGCGTCTTTAGAGGCCATCTCTGGCAGGGTATCTTCTACCCTCTTCATTGCTCCGTCGATCAGGGTCTGCATTCTGCCCTTCAGGTTTGCCGAGAAATATGAATTTCGAAATTGAGAATCGTAATCCAAATAGTATTGGCGAATCTCGTTAACGGTGTTGTAAGAGACTCCAACTCTATCAGCAATGAAGTTGCAGCCATGTCCTTGGCAGTACAGCTCTATGATCTCCTTACGCTGCTCTTCGGATACTCCGGCAAACAGTCCTTTCCCGTTGATCTTCTCGATCTGTACGCCCATGACATGATCCTCGATCTTGACATTGGCTAACCCGGCAAGCTGCCTTGCTCTAGTTTCGGCTGACTTATACTGTCGCTTTTTCTTTGGCTTTGGCTTTTGCATCGAGTCTCTTTTGCTTGCGTTTGTAGTACCTTTCGCGGGATTCAATCTCGCCACAAGGCTGGCAAAACTTCTGGATGGTTACGTTCTTCTCGTAGTTGATACCACACTTATAGCAAACTGCTGCGATCTTTTTGTAAGTATGTCCTTTATGTTCCCCAATATCTTTAGGGAACACGACGATGTTACGCCTAAGTGCATCTAGCACAATACGATTGGCCTGACGATAGAAGTCTTCTGTTAGGCGTTGCGCAGACATTGGAAGGAGATGGCTTGAATGATCCTTTCAGCCTTCTTGGGCGCTGACTGTTTTGAGTAACCAAACTCCATGATCTCTTCAATAAATGCCTTGCGGTGTTTGTTTAAGAAGAATGCCGTGACATCTAAGTCATAGAAGTCTAGGTCAAGGATTGGGTTCTTTTTGATTTTCTTTAATGTATTCGATTCCATGTTGTTCTAGTAGTTTATAGAGGCGTTGTGCCTCTGATTTCCATGAAGGCTTCCTAATCTTGACTGGTAAGCCAACCAAGGCCTTCAGCTTGTTCATGGTGCCTTCACCTATAGTAATGAGTAGCTTGGTCTGTAAAGCTTCTATTAACTCATCCCTGCTTTTTATGCTGTAGGCTTCGATGTACCGCGCCATACGGAAGTCGAGTGGGGCTACACCACACTGTCGTTCTATACGATACAGCCACAACTTGCGCCTATTTGCGAACGCTCCCATAAAGACACGCCATTATTTCGTGTTTAATTCTGTGTTTAATTCGGTGTGTAATTGTCCTCCCAATTACCTAGCGTCCGCAGAAACGCCTCTGCTCTGTAGCGAGCGGTTGCGCTGTACGGCATCCATCTGCCGCATGTGTTCTGAATTTCGCACGCCATGTCATACATGTAGATTTGGTATTCGCGAACTTGCTCTTTAGTCAGCACCTTTTCCGCCTCATGCATTGCGTTGAGGTCGTTGCAAAAATCTAGGCACCAAGGCTGCTTGTTTGCACCTTTCCAGTTTTTGGGGTAATCCCAAAATCGAAATTTTGCGCCGTCTTTATCCACTTGAAATTCATCCAAACAAATAAACCCACACGCCTCCGCAATTGCCGCGTTGATTTGTTCGTCGGTCATACTTCGTAAGTCTCCCACTCTTCGGACAAAAGTTCGTCTGCGCCTAAGCGTGGATTCAGATCGGCAGGATCGCTTGTGTAATAGAGCTTCTCCCATGTCTTCCCGTTCTTATCGAGCTTACGCTCAAGCCTAAGCAGCCCAACATACGCGCCCCTCCACATAGGCAACCTAATGCCAATCTTGTGCGGCAATCTAAGCATAACGCCAAATGCCTCACAGAATCGCAATCTGTTTTGGATGAGTTTCATTTCTTCCCTTTCTTCATTAGCTTCCCAAGCGGAACACACGGCCCATACTTTATTTCGCGATGCAATTTCTCGTTCTCTACCAGTAGTTCAATGGTAAGCTCTAGTGCCATAATCATTTTTGTTTTGATGCTTTCAGAAAAAGGGGCGTTCTCAATTTCTTGCATGAAGTTCTCTGTGCGAGCAGAGGCCTTTTCCCATTCTGACTCCATTTGTTCGATGATGTAATCTGGTATCATTTCCCCTCCCTTGCTGCTGCAATGAGCATGTCTGCCTGCTCAATCCACCATCCGTAGTCTCTTGCGTTAAAATCGGCGTCACGATTAGCAAACCAACCTGCCTTAAGCATCGCCGCAATCTCAAGCCGAGACGGTTCTGGTCTGACCATTTCGGTGACTTCACCAATATGGCGCTTCCGCTCAAGCAATGCCGCCTGTCCGCTGTTCTCCAGCCTTGCATCGTGTAGGGCTTGCTTGAGTTGCTCCACTTCGGCGCGAGCTTCGTCGCGTTCTCTCGTCACCCTGCCAATTCGTTCAAATATAGATTCATCCATATTAAGCCTGCTCCGCTTGGAAGGTTTTGTAGATCTGAGCCAGAACCATGTCTGCATCCAGAAGTGCTGCTCGGTCACCGGGAAACGAGGACATATCGTCTGGTGTGCGGTTGCGTACCCGTTGCACCAGTTGCTCGATGCACTCCTGTGACTTCAAGGCTAAGTGCCTGTACATGATTAAGGTGGATCGCAGATCAGCGATTACCTGCGCTTGTCTGTTGTGCGCTTCAACATACTGATTGATTTGGGTTTCCATATATTTGATTTCGTTTGTTAATTTACTGACAGTTTCACCTATATCTATCTGCTGTTGCAGTCGCAAGGATTTTATTTGCTCCATCAAGTTGTCGATGATTTGTGCGCTCATTTGCCTCGTGAGTTGAACTTTGCATACTTGCCCGAAAATCCCAACTTGGCACTCACGCCACACGGCCCTGAGCGTTGAATGGGAATACTGATCTCTCGTTCAGTTGGATCTTCCGTAAGTTTAACGATGATGACTGCTGTTGCATCCTGCCCGATTGCTCGGCTTTCGCGTGCCCTGCCCTGCTCGTTAAGTTGCGTAATAGCAAACACCACGCACCCAAGCTCAAGGCCCAGCAAGCGCAACCTGCGGCTAACCTCAGCCACCTCACGCTCACGGGTAATATCCTTGTGTGTAGTTAAGTCGCACCTGACAAGTTGGATGTAATCGACGAACAGGATCTTTAAGCCCTCTGGCGATTTTGCCATCGCTCGGGCTGCTGCTACTATGGACGCAATGTCATGCAGATCATCACGGATCACAAGTGGCACTTTATTCAAAGCCGTCATAGCCTTGAACACTCCCTTCATCTCACCCTCGCTTTTTACGCCCTCTGCTAGAGAGCGCAGCGACACCTCACCTAAGTTGGCTACAAGTCGATCAATGATCTGCTGAGCAGACATTTCCAGACTCACTATCATTATTCCTTTTTTCATTTTTTAGTTTATCGTTTTCCATTTCCGGGTCTTGCTGATGTGTTTGACTTCTGTCCATCGTACTTGACCACCTTAAGATCCACTTGAATCACATCACTCGACTGATTCTGTGGCAGCTTCTCGATCTCTTCGAGATGCTTATATGCCTCCTCCTTTGTTCCACGGAAGACAACGTCATTACAAATCTTCGGCCTTGGCAGCTTTACATCTGCAATGACAGTCGTCTTGCGGAAGACGATGTAGTCTAGTCCCATTTCCGTAGCCCAATAGTTCTGATGGTTGGAAGCCCCGGCCATGTGTCCGTCTCGATGCAATGCTTTAAGCCTGCAACTGCCTCGTCTAGCTTCAGGTCTGCCTTGTACAGCACTTCATCATCTGGCTTAACCCACTGAGCCAAGAACGGCTCTTCGGTATCCACAACAAGGAAGTAGAAATCTACTGCATCTAGCCCATGAATTTGTTTCAGCCCATAAGCATACCAAGCTGCTTGCCTGTCGTACTTGAGGCTAAAGAACTTTGAATCAAAGCGCATGATGTCGCTTGTGGTTTTCAAGTCCACAATTGCTGGTCTGCCCTTGATCTCGGTAATGACATCTGGACGTCCCTTGCACTGCATCCCGCCTCGCTCCCAGAACATACTGCCTTCGATGATCTTCTTTGCAGAGATCATGTTAAGCAGTGGCTCACAGGCCTTAACTGCACCTTCAATGCGAGCGGCTTCCTCGGCGTTTACGACGATCTTGCCTTGGTTCTCAAAACAGAAGTCATGCCACTCTTCCCTCCCGGCTTTAGTCTTGCGATTGATTTCCTCTGGTGCCTGCACATAATCCACGCGCCCCTCAAGGGCGAGCGAGTGAATGCAAGTTCCAAGTTCCATCTCCTTTGATGGTTTCCATTCTTGGGTCCCACGCCATTTGTAATAGGCTGGACAAACGCTAAAGGCATCGAGTTGATGCTTAGAAAGCCCATCAAGCTTTCTGTACTGGTTCATTTCTAAATCAAGGATTAGTTCTGTTTTCATTTCTTATAGCTGTTGTTGGCTTGTAATGCTCCGCAACCGATGATGTTACCACCCTGATCGCGAATCAGTTTTGACGGACTAAGCAGGTCTGCTCGTTCCGGCAGGCATTCACGGATATACGAACTCACAACGTATAGCACGCCTTTTTTTTCAGGAGGCATATTTGATACGTCTCCCTGTGTTGCGAGCATGATCGGTATGCCTTCCACAGAGTCTACCTGCGATAGGTACGAGTGGCTGCGTGGGATTGTGCCTGACGGCTCAATGTCGCCGTACCCAGTGATGTTAATTTTGTGCGGTGTTAAGTTTACTAATTTCATTTTTAATCATTTCTACCATTACATTTACGATTACGTTTAGTACCCAAGTTGTTTTCCCTGATTTTGTTTCGCCACCAACTACGATCAAGTCTGATTCGCGCATCGGTGTGATGTTATCAATCTCTGGAAACCCGGTTCTGATTCTGGTGCTGTTGTCATCACCAGTCTCGTACCGATTAGTTGCCTCCATTAATTGAGCCCTAGTGTCAAGCACTTTAGGAGGAGCAATCTCATTTTGCACTCCTTCAGACACTGCCACTAGCCCTGTAAGGAACTCGTTTAAGTCCCCAGACCTGATATCCGTCTGCGCGTTGTGCAACACTATCTGCATAGTCCTGCGCTTTGCGGCTGTACGGGTTAGCTCAATGAACTCGCTAGCGAGCGACAAGATCGGACAGGCCGTGTACAAGTCACTCAACTGATAAAACTCCAGATGAGTATCCTTCCGTGCCAACTCATAGATGACGCGAATGTCAGTCGCCTTACCTTGAGCCGCCTGCTGTAGGGTGATCTCTGCAATGTTTCGGAGTTGGATGTCGAAGATGTCAGCAACGCTAAAGGCTGCTTCGGTGATCTTTAGCAACGCCTCGTCCGGGTTGTTCAGGATGATGCTGATAAGTCCTTTCTCGGCCTCCTCTGCACGGCAGAACTCAAGCTCTGGCGTTGGGCTACCACCCTTCTGTTTGCGTGTTTGCATTGCTCAGTAAATTATCTGCTTTTTGGAAAACGCGAACTGGTTGTGCTGCCAACTTGCGGGCTTCCTCCTCACGGAACTTTCGTGAACGCCTAAGCCATCCCGAAAGATACTTGCCAGTGCCATTCTCGGTTTTGATTTTCTGTGGATTTGTGATGAGCCAGTTCTGCGCCTCACGGTACTCCTCGATCACGAACTGCTCGCCGTAAGTTGCAATATGGTTTTTCACAAGTTGAGTAGGAGGATTGTATGTTCCACCTTTGCATGTGAACTGAAAGTTGAAGGCTTCAGACTGCTCGGGTTTCCCCTTTTCCCCATCTTCCTTCCTTTCCCCCACACCCCCTATCCTACCATCTTCCCCCTTTTCCCCTTCCCCTTGCTGTAGACTTTGGATAAAAGTTTCTAGGATTTCAGGGCAAGTATCCTCAATCATCGCCTCAACTGAGGTGTACCGTTTTCCGGTAGACTTAAGATCTTGGTTCGACGGGAAGGTTGGAGACACTTGATACTTCCTCATTGCTTGCTCAAGGTCAGTAGCTGCCTGCACAGGTGTTGGCACATTGAATAAACGAACTACCGCGTCCTGCGTTTCTGTGGGTGTTTCTACTGGGGTTACAGGCTCCGGCTGATAAGGTACAGCGGACTCAATGGAAGCTGGCGTAGAATCGTCGATTGGAATATCGAGTTCAATCTTGGTGCCGCCTGCGGTTGTGATGCGAAGTTTAATCATTGCTTTCTCCCTTCATGTCTTGCTCAACCAAGACGGCAATTTTCACAAGTTGATCTAGGATTGCCTCAAGACTTGAGTCTGCGAATGCTTCACGCACAAGCACCATCTCCTTGATGCCTTGTTCCTCTGCACCCTGCATAAAGGAAACGAACACCCCGAAGGCTAACGCCATAACCTCCATCATACCCGGCTCGCCCTTTGCTGATACCAATCCTACTTGCCCGTTCTTTTGCCGTACAATCGTTACGGCAGTCACAACATCCTCTGGAATTTCTACTAAGTGTCTTTGTTTTTTCATTGTTTTTTCTTTGTTAAAGTGTGCGTTACAGTCGCACCCCTGTCTGATTACTAAGGCACTTGGCGATACCTTAACGCCTACAGATGGCTTTTTGCTTTCACCTATGGAACGGGCCCCCGCGTCAACAGAAACCGCTAGTTGTCAGCAAAGTCTTATGGCTTGGTTAGCCACTCACCTTTCAAGCACTCCATGCCATCACGGAGCAAGGCAAAAAATAAACTGGCATCCATTGTCACTTTCCAATCACTGCGATTTCTTTTGTGAGCAACAATGTAAGGTTTAACACCACGGTCACGGTCAGCCTGTTCACAAGCCTGCTCAAGGTTGAGTCGCTCAACAAACTTAACTTCCATGTGAAGTGACTTCAGCTCATCGCAGATAACATCAGGTGACTCTGTGCCACCTGAAAACTGCTGGCCTCGACGGGCAGTGAAGCCCTCCTCGCGGAGGACATCACGCCACAGTCGTTCGCCTCTACACCCCTTCTGTCGGGAGTTGATTTTTGGCATTGGCTTGATATTTCGCAACCTCATCTGGCTTGAACCTCAAGGTTCTTGGGCCATATCTGAAGTGTGGAAGTTTTTTCTCGCGAGCTAACTTGAGTACAGCGTGCGTACTTATGCTCAATTTAAGAGCAACCTCTGCTGTTTTGAGTAAGCGTTCCATATTACCAGCCTAGATCGTCCTCATCTTTCTTCGCTGGAGCAGCAGGAGCAACTTCCTTCTTCTCAGATTGAGGAAACTGCCGCGCCATGCCTGCGCGTTCTGCGCTGATGTACAGCGAAGATGCAATTGCCTGAAGATGATCTGGTGTGATCGCCTCAACTTGCTTGGCAACCCAACTTGCAGCATTGATGGCCTCGACCATCAATTGAGCATTCTGGAAAATGAACGCCTTGGGAGCAATTGCTGAAGCATTATAAGGCGCAACCCCACTGCCGCCATTCGGGCCTGCAATCGGACTCTTGCTGGTTACAGCAGGACTTGGCCCTGCGCTTCCACCCTGTAACTGTAACTCAGCATCATTAAAGATTTGCCCAGTCTTGCCAAGTTTCAGCTCAAACTTTTGATTGTGGTCACTGTAAACCACATTCAGCCCATCAAGTCCTCTCTTGCCTGCGGTTGAACGCACCGTAATACGTTGGCCGCGATAGTCAGAGAGATCAACGTCACTCCAGACTGCTAACCGGGTTTCTCCTGTCGTATCAAAAACGATCAGGTTGTATGGGGCTTTAGGGGATTTTGGTCTGTAGACCGTTTTAACCCCAAGTACCATCTCTGCGATTGCAGAGTTGAGCGGTAAATGTTCTAAGTCTTTGATTTGAGTCATTTTGTTGTTTTCTAGTTTACATCCTCACCATGAAGATGTGGAGCAAACGTAGCCTCAACAAAAAGACCTGCAAGCCTTTTTTGGCAATTATCTGCGTTTTGCAGACTTTGCCTGTTGTTGACGTGCAGCTTGTTTTTGCACTGAGTAAGCAACGGCGACTGCCTGCTTCTGTGGTTTGCCTGCACCAAGTTCCTGTCGGAGGTTGTGCGTGAATGCTTTGTCGGATGCGGATTTAACGAGTGGCATATTGCTTCTTTTTGTTAAAGTGCTTGGCTTGAGCCTTTTTAATGGCGTCTTTGTAATTGTTAATGACAGCTTCTTGACTGAGCTTGCCTGCACTTGTGGCAACCCAGACCTTAAAGTTCCCTTGCGGAGTCTTAGTGATGATCATGTTAGACGGCAAGCGCGGCTCGTCAATCGGAGTAATGATCTCAACTGAGGGCTCAGGTAATGGCGCGGCTGTATCAAGTGGTGCTGGCTCTCGCTTTGGTTGATCTGCTGCCTTCTTTGCAAGTTCCCGCAAGATGTCATTCATTGACTTCTTTGGATCTGTTCCAAGCAAGTTAACTACACGTTCAGATATTCTAGTCTGCTGCGGAGCTTGCTCTCTTGGTAGGCCAACATCACTTAGAGCCTCAAAACCTTGATACATTCCGGGCTTTGTTGGTTGCGGTACAGGGCCAAGATCTCGTCGAGTAAACGCTGGAGTAACTTCTTTCATTGCCATTGCCTCAAGCTCTTGAGTAGGCATCTTCTGGCGAACCTTTGAGCGGATCTTCCTTACAGTCTCTTCTTCAAGAATAGGAGCATCACGCTTTGCAAGCTCACGCTCCACATCAGCTCTAAACATTGCGCTTTCACGAGGAGTGAGATTGCCTGTAGCTTCCGCCCTTCTTGTGGCGGGGCCACCAACACCCTCTTGCTGGCTCTTCGCTATCTTCGCAAGTGCCCGTGCCGCTATGCTGTTTTCAGAAGCGGATAAGTCTTTTAGGAACTGAGTCCTTTGGTTCTCAGTAATCTGTGAGTAACCGGGGAACTGCTCTGCCCTTTGATTAAGCTCTGTCTGCTGACGGACTGCTGCCTGCTCTACAATGGAAGGTTTAATTTTACCCTTGGCTCTTTGTGGTTGTGCTGGCTGTGTTGCGGCCAACTTGGCCTCTTGCTTTGCTTGTCCAGCCGCAGACATCCACTCACTCATTATCCTAGATGGAGCTTCATCTTCCATCCGTCCACGCAGTGCCTTTGCTTGCTCTGCCTTTCTTGCTATTGCAGCAGGACTTTTTGGCGAAAAGCGAATATCAGACTTATTTAAGCTCGTCTGCGCTTGTTGGAAGTCCTCGTAAACACCAATTAGCTTTCCAGCTTCATCGTAAACTTTAGTGCGACCAGTTGGTAAAATGTATGCCTTCCGTCCAGTGCCTTGATCTGTCAGCACCTTATCATTTCCTATAGACTCTGATGTGGTTGTCCGAGGAGAGAAGTTGGCTCGTTGTGTGTCCTTGAACTTCTGAATGTCTAGCTTAACACCAACAGGAAGGCCATCTCTTCCAGCATAAAGCTGTACATTACGAATAGCATCTAGCCGGATGTTTTGAATAACATTGCGGTCGCGATACAGCTTTGATTGTGCGACTTCCTTGCCATAGATATCGTAGCCTTGGAACTTCTGTCCGGGTGCCTGTGGAAGCTCAGTAGCAAATGGCTGGTTCTTTAATCTATCAATACTCTTGTATGGCTCTGTCTTCCTTGGCTCAATCCCATTAGAAAGAAACATCAAGTCACGCATTACTTGTGCGCTCTTCTTTGGGTTCCTTGCAGTTGCAGGAGCGAGTTGCTCAAACAGCTTTGCTCCCGGAATACTTGAAGGATTTGAGTAGTTCTCAATGTGAGCCTTAACTAGCGGGACAAAATCATCAACTGATCTGATGTTGAAGTCCTTCAAGGCAGCATCAACCATCTCCATCCCCGGCAGCGTTCTTGTGTGGTTCGCTATATCATTAAGCAGCGTAACATTATAAACAGCACCCATTGGGCCTCCTGTCTCAGTCTGCTGCATCCCAACGCCCATTAGCATTTGCTGGCCTCTTACTGCATACACCCTATCCTTTGCACTGGTCGTCTTACCAAGAGCAATATCATGGTCAACCAACATTAGTTGTCCGTACTTTGCGGCTTCGTTAAACCGAGCAACTGCCTCTTGGTTCTCTGGCAAAATCAACGGCTCACCATGATGAGTCTTAATTTGGAATAAAGAGTTTAACTGCTGATTATCTAGTCCCCTAGTAAAAATGACAGGAGTACCTTCGGATATATTTCCAAGGGCATCTGCCCCAGAGGAAACCTTAGGAGACTCAATCTGGGAAAACTGACTAAAGATGTTCCTATGGTAATCATCTTGTCCCAGCTCATCGCGTTTCCCTTGTTTTTTTCTGCCGCCAAGTTTTGTGGTTGGATCACCGGGTTGCGCTTTGCTCTCTTGTGGTTGAGAGTGCGTATCCTCGTACCTCTTTAAAGGCACAAGTCCAATCACGGTAGTGCCATCTGGCATCTTGTCGCCAACATTTACACCGGGCATTGGCTCGGTTACTGGCGGCTTTGTGCCCCTTGTTTGCGGAAGTGGGGACTCGCCAAATAGGTTTTGCCCATTCCTGATACTGCGCTTGAGTGTGTCTGCTGTCTTCTCAAGAACTGGATCTTTAATCAACTTGCCATCTTTGTAGAAGAACCCAGTAATAGGATCTAAAGTTGGCGCTGTAGGGGCAGACGTCAGCCCAGCAAACATGTCCGTAAGAACCTTTGTCACTCCAAGGCCATAACCTCTCGCCGTAGCAAGCGCAGATGGATCTTCGTTCTTTAACAGTTGAGCAACACCATTTGCCGCCCATTCATGGGCTAATTGCAATGCTGCACGTTGTCTGTCAGATGCTGGCCTTGAGGCGTCCTTAGCAATATCCAAGTCTCGCTTGAATAGTTCTGCTGCCTGCGGATTACTTTGAGCCTGTACATCGTAGTATTGCTGCCCAAGTTGAATCAATGGATCTAGTGCGTACTGTAGGCCACCATTCTGCTGAACAAGATCGCCAATGATCTTATTCGCGGCCTTATCACTCATAAAAGAATGAGTAACTTCCTCGATGGCAGAAGGCACATTGATCTGATCTGCGTTAATTAAGATGGTTGACCTGCCAGACCTAGTGTCGTTAGCCACCCTAACGCCCTTACCCATGTTGTCGCCTGTACCGCCAAGGTAGTCTGGAAGTGTTGTCTCGTTGTTTACAAACAAAACTTGATTGCCAGCAAACTCGGCACTCTTGAGGATAGAAAAAAGTCTAGCTTTATCCGTAGTGGACATGCCTTCCCTGTTAAGAACACTCATCCTAGCGGCCAAGTCCGCAGAGGAGATCTCTTGATCGTTAAGGATAACACTTTTATTTTCTGGCCGCTGAACTAGATCCCTAGCCATTTCCCTAACAAATGCACGATTGCGAGCAGCAGGAGTAAGTTCAATAAGTCCTCCAACTGTACCTAGAGTGGCACCAGCAGCCATACCTCCAATGCCGCCTAAAAGCATCTGTGCTGCCACATCAGTTCCTGTATTGAACGGATCAGCCATTGCCTGCGCCCCAGAAAAGCTAGCACCTATCGCGCCCCCAGTAATGCTAGCGTCTACCACCTGCCCAATCCCTCTAGTAATAGAATCAGGCGGCAGGAATGTAGCAATGCCTCTAAGCATTGTATCTGACTTACCTTGAGTCGCAGCAGCCTTTAGCCCTTCGGCAATTACTTCACTAGCAGAGTCAGCGCCTATAGCTTCAGCAGCCCACTTGGCAGCTTTAGATATCTTTGCGGTTGCTTTAAGCCCAACAGGGCCAATGGCTCTGGCTCCCAAAAGAGTTGCAATGATTGGATGTTCTTCGTATGTAAGCGCAGCTCCGATTCCAGATCCAACAGGCCCTAGTGGCAGCTTCCCGGCTTGCTCAAGAGCATACTCAGCTCCCCTTTCAATTCCTCCAGCAATGGCTGACGTAGCCGCTGACACCCCCTGCCTGACTGCTCCAACGCTACTTTCCTTTGCTACACTTTCAATAGTTTGCTCTGCGACTTTTCTTCCAAAAGATCCAGCAAGTTTAGAGACACCGGGAAAAAGGACAGTAACATCCAAGACATTCTTGATCTTGTTTGCGTTTTCAGCAGCCCAAGGGTCGAGAGGAAGATTACTTTCCCCAGCAGCGTAAGCTGCCTCCTGCTTCTGCATGTCTTTCAATGCAAGGTAAGCCTTGTACTTGCCATCTTTAGATCCAAGCATTGGGATTATCATTCCGGCAGTTTCGCCAAGAACTTCAGTCCCACGGATTCCACCTTCAACAATCGAGCCTAAAGCGTTAATCTGTTGCCTTGGCGAGTATCCCGCATTCAAAGCCACTCCGGCAGCAGTGTTGAGCCCCTTAACGCCTTCCCATAAGTTACCGATAACTTCTGGCCCAATCTCAACTACCTTCTTTAAGAGTCCGGGTTCCCCCTTTGCTCGTTCCGCCCTTGCCTCTTGAGCGGCATTAGCCGAGTTCATCACAAGATTAAAGTCCTCAAGACTTACCTTGTCGCCAGCGTTATCCATCATCTGCAATGCAATGTTCTGCACTGTCTTTGGAAACTGCTGAGAAAGCCCTTTCTCAAGATCCCCTTCAGCTACAGCCTCCTCAAGCATGATACGGATAGGCTTCCCATCTTCGCCTCTATGATACGGAAGTTCAATAACAGTGCCAGCAGGCACCATCTTTGTGCTGCCTACAGATGCGTACTGAGGTTCTTCCGAGTATCCGCCTTGCGCTGGATAAAAGTCCTTCGATACTTCAGGCTGGGAAACTGGATCTGCCATGATTATGGGGTTGTTACGTATCTAAATTTGATAGGCGAAGTAGATGTTGGCAACGCTTGTCGGGACGGTGCCATTCCGGCAGAACCTGAAAATACAGGAGTAGATCCCATTTCTCCAGTAGATACTGATTGCACCCCACCATACATTGGAGGGACTGCCGCTGGAATATTCTCAACTTCAGCAAGCGGATCTTTAAATTGCATTTGCTTTAGGCCCATTTTTGAAGCGTGCCAAGGGCCAACTGTGTCAACAATAGTTTTTTTTGCATCGTTCTCAGTCTTAGTATAGGCTTCAATTGCTGTTCGGGTACTCTTATACCATGCTTCTGGGTCCGAGCTGATTGCCTGTTTAACATTGTCAACAAAAGCAGAAACAGAACTTTCTCGCTCTGGAGAACCCGGCTTTGATTTCATTATCCTGTCGATAACACCAGCCGTCACAGCGCCAAACTTTGCCCCCTGCTGGTACTGCTTAAATGGACTCATTAAAGCGTCAGCTTTTCTAAGCACTTCATTTAACTGCTCTGCGTTTGCGGTTATTGCGCCCTGTAGTGTTTGCGTTATATTTTGAAGCGCATACTGAGATGTCTGATCTCTTATAAACCTAGCCTGTTTAATATTCTCCTCTCCGCCTTGGTTTTCTAGTAGTTTTGCGCGAGCAAGATCCTTGCCTACAACTCCGACTTGATCCCTAAGGATATTAACAACTTTAAAGTCGTCTTCTATTTTTACCTTTCTAGCCAGCGCAGCCTTGTACTCGTCGGTAGACTCATATGGCTTTGCTAATTGCTCTGGATTATACGTAGCCTTAAGTATTGAAATTCTTTGCTCTGCTCCTTTTTCAGCAGGATCAATCCTGCTCAGTGCACCTTGAAACTTTATCCAGTTTTTTGCGTTTTGAGTGTCATACACAACGCCCCTGCCGTTTCTTGCAAACTCTGGCAAACTTTCGAGGTTCTTATCAATTTTAGTTAGCGCATCATTTTCACTTTTTTGAATAGCCAGCTCGCGATCTTGAGCCTGTTGAAGCAACATCTGCTGTCTGCGCTGAGACTCAAGGTCACGTTGGCTTGCAAGATCTTGTGCAAATTTAACATACTCTTGGGCAGCCTGAGATTGAAGTGGATAAGATTGCTCCATATATAAGATTTAATTTATCCCCCCACACTTCTATCGGACTGGACGAACTGGATGGAATGCGTCTGGCTGCCACTCATCAACCCCGCCTGAGCTATAGTCTGGCAGGCCTCCGGGGAGGGTAAAGTCTACAGCCCCATAAGATCCTCTTGGAATAACTGGAGCCGCTGCGCCGGAAGCTTTGGGTTTACTCATAATCATTCCAGCCATGCCTTTTGCGTAGTCTGCTTCATTTCTTCTTGATTGCAACTGCATCTGTCTGTCAAACTCTACATTGCCAGTAGCAGTTTTAGACAGCAGCGGCATTGCAGTTTGCAAGAACCTTGCCCCATCAATTGCGCCAAGTGTGTCTTTGTACTTTAAGATAGCATCAGTCTGATTTTGGTCTATCCCCGGAAAAAGCGCACTGCGAGCCGCTGGATCTTTTAACATCCCTTCCATCACGCGAGACGATTTGTTGGCTCCCTGTACTTCTTGCATGTACGAGCCAAGTGCGCCCATAGCGGCATCACCGACATCCATGTTGCCTCCGCTGCCACCTCTTGACATTCCACTTCCACTCATGCCTCCACCGCCGCTAGTCAACATACTTGTTCCGATTTGGCCGAGCATACCGCCAGCCGCGTTTAATCCACCAGCAAATCCACCTGCTCCAGTAGCTGCGGTTGGAGCGCCAGTGAATGCGCTCAATGCTCCTTTACCAAAAGTTCCCAAGCCAGCTAAAAATCCACCACTGCTTGCTGCCCCGGCTGCGCCTGCTCCAGTTGCCGCTGCTGTGCCAGCTCCGGCTGCCGCTGCTGTTCCTGCTGCACCCGCTGCTCCAGCGCCTGCTGCTCCTCCTGCTGCGGCTGCTCCGCCCGCAACTCCTGCTGCTGCTGGGGCTGCTGCTAATGCAGCGCCACCAGTTGCAAGTGCAGCCGCGCCAAGGATAACGCCCATTACGATCTTTCTCTTCTTTTCTTCTTTTTTGCGGCGCTCCTCCTCTTCGCGCTTGTATTCAATTTCAGCCTGCGCTCCACCCATTCGGGAATATGCGCTGGCAATTTGATTGGCAGTTTCCTGTGGAAAGTAGTTTTGCCGATTAGCTTCTGAGAATCCTTGCATATAAATAACAGGTTAAACAACTTCGCCGTTTTCGCGGATGAACGGCACATCTTCGCCAAGCAAATTGAATATCTTCATCCAGAATGCCTGAACTGGCTTAAATAACCAACCATGTTTATTTTGCCCGTAATGCCACTTGGCATACGACACAGCCGGATCTGCAAACAGCTTAGACACTGCAAACTTAAACAATTTAGACTTGCGCATCAAGGGAACAAATACTTCAGCCAGTTTGTAGTACCCACGACGATTGCGTGGCGTAACATGCTCGTCCCTGTAGCGACGAACAGCCTCATCCATCACACCGTTGCCGTACCGGGCCTCTAGCATAATAAAGCAGCACAATCCGCCGCCCCCGCCGCCTGAAGGCTGGCTTGCCTTGCCTTGCAAGTACGACGCAGCAAAGTTTGCTTGGTTGGCGTACTGGCTCATCGTGTTTTGATAAGGCAACATGTTTAGCCCGGTAATCACAGGATTAGTTGGGTTGGCAATGTTAAGCCCAGCTTGAGCGTATTGATTTTGTGCTTGGTTTGCGGATGTGCCGTAGGCCCCTTGAGTTGGGGGCACATTAAAGTACGCAGACATTGCTGGCCCCATTGCTTGCTGTTGTGTTCCAAGAACACTTGCGGCAATCTGGGCTTGATTTGCTTGCAATGTATTTGCCGCCTGCATCCTGCCAGATTCAGCCTCACCTCTAGCAAGAGCTTGATTGAACTGCTGGCCTTGAATCGCAGCAGCCTGTTGTTCTCTTGTAGCAGCTTGTCCAAATTGTTGGGCCTGCGTACTAAGGCCAAGTTGTTCTTTACCCAAAGCCTGTTGGTATTGCTGCCCCTGAACTGCGGCCTGTTGCTGCTCTTTAGTTGCCGCTTGCCCAAACTGCTGCGCCTGAGTTGACAGCCCAAGCTGCTCTTGCCCCAGTGCCTGCTGATACTGCTGTGCCTGAAGGCCAAGGCCAAACTGCTGTAATCCGAGCCGCTGCTGGTACTCTTGAGCTTGAGCAGTTCTTTGTAAGTCTTCCTGAGCCATACCTTGCCCAAACATCTGAGCTTGCGCTCCAAGACCGTACTGCTCGGATCCCACCTGTCTAGCGTATGTCTGCGCCAATGCTGGCTGATACAAGCTAGAAATGGTTCCCATAGCCTGCTGGGCAGCAGCCTGCCGCTCGCGATATCTTCGCTCTGAAAGCTCTTCGCGACCTAGCACCTCTGCCGTAATAGCCTGTGGCCCAAGTGCCATTCCTCTGTCAGCGTAAGCCTGACGAGCAGCCTGAGTTGCCATTCGCTCTTGCTCTGGAGTTAGCGATCTTCCAAGGGATAGGTCTAGGTTAATCTGTTCTCCAAGACGCCGCGCTCCCTCTTCAACTCCGGGCATTACGCCCATGTATTGAGATACAAGATTTTGATCAATATTACCAAGAGCAGATTGCAGTTCAGGGCCAGCAACGCTTGAAGTGTATTCGCCGGGCCTGTACGCCTGCATCCCGCCAAGGGACATGTCTGCGGTTGGCCCCGCAACTTGAGACAAGTATTGACCAGAGACTGGACCTTGCACTTGCCCTAACTCTTGTCCGTAAACTGGACCTTGAACCTGTGCAAGTGCTTGTCCTGCCGTTGGGCCTGCAATGTCGCCAAGTTCCTGTCCATAAGTTGGCCCACCAACCTGCTGCTCAAATGCTGTAAGCTCTGGAGCTTGATTTGCCCTTGCGGCCATCTGTGCGCCAAGAGATCCAAGAGATCCAAGTGTTTGCTCGGCCCCCGGCATCTGATCTAAGTACTGCTGTTGATACTGAGGCATCAACTCTTTGTACTGATCAAGCTTGCCGCGCTGAATAGCCTGGTTAAATAGCGTGTCTGTACGAGCGGCTAGTTCGGCTGTTGGGATGTTTGCAAACTGCGCGTCGTAAGCGGATAGCTTTTGCTGCTCTTCAGCAGTTAAATCTGTCTTACTGCGCAGTGCGCTAATTTCAGGCGTGTCTGTAGCAGCCTGAATGTTCTTGAGCATCTGTTCGCGTTGAGCTTGCCCGGTAACTTCAGCCAGCATTGGAGCATACTGAAGCTCAAGATTTGCCGCCTCTCCCAAGACGGCCTTCATTGCATCTACGTTTTCCTGTAGAACGGCTTTGGTATCTGGAGGCTGCTGTGACTTAGCGTAGATTGCCAGCTTCCCAATAGTGTCAGCGTCTTTTTCTTTTGGGGACTTCCCTAAAGCTGCATACGCCGTTTTGCTTCCAGTTGCATATTTAGCTTCTAAACCTTTAAGTAACGCAGCAGCTTCGTTTCTGGCCGTCTTTGAGTAAGTTCCAGAATCGGCAATAATGGCATTAAGCCTATTCTTTTTGTTGATGTACGAATTGTTCCAATCCGTTAAAAATGCGCCATCTCTTGCGTCTTCAGAGCTTAATGTATCTAGTCTTAACTGACTAAATTCTTCTTTGAGCTTACGGCTAGATTCATCTGCGTTAAGTGCAGCTTGTCTGGCGGCGTATTCTTTTTTGGCAACAAATCTAGTACCATCGTAAATATACTGACCATCATAAGATACGTCGCCCTCTTCGGGATTATAATAAGCCATATGCTGTGTCGGTTAAATTTAAGCAGTGAACGTAATCGTTCCAGAATTAATAAATGTGTGGACAGTAAACGCGCCACTAGGTGCCGTTGTGTTGCCAGTGCCAGTGATTGTAGCTCGAGATGGAGATGCGTACCAGATCTTTACCACACCAGAGCCGCCATTTCCTCCAAGAGATAAAAGTCCTGCACCACCGCCTCCGCCACCAAGATTTACGGTTCCATTTACTCCAGTCCCAGTTCCTCCGGGGCCACCATATCCACCTCCACCTCCGCCCCCTGTTCCGCCAGCAGCGCGGCCAGCCACGGTTGTATTTCTCCCGCCTCCTCCTCCTCCTGAGTAAACCACAGAAACTCCAGCAACAGTGGCGGATCTTCCAGCTCCTCCAGTTCCACCTACGGTGGATGTAGCATTTCCTCCAACAGCCCCAGCTCCTCCACCTCCGCCGCCTAAAAAGTTAGGGCTAGCAAAAAATCCAATGCCACCATTGTAGCCTTGAATTGAAGCTAAAAATGGAACATTTCCAATCCCAGCACTTCCAGCAATGCCAGCGTCTGACACTCCTCCACCACCGCCACACCCACCGTTTGAGCCATTTGCCCCCGCTTGCGGTCGATTAGATGTGCCCCCACCACCTCCGCCAGAAGATGAATATCCGTTAACCTCAGAATCTGTTCCATTTTCTCCTTGCGCTGGGCCTCCGCTTCCAGCTCCCCCAGATCCAACAGTCACAGGATATGGAAATCCAATGTCAAATTGAACTCCAGTTTGCGAGACAAGTCCACCTCCACCTCCGCCACCATCGCCATAAAATCCTCCGCCTCCGCCTCCACCTGCTACAAGTAAAATGTTAACAGCTCCACTTAACGAGGAGGATGTAGAGAGAAAGTTTAAGGTTTTAGAAAACATTACTAGACGTAATTTTTAGACACATTTCCGTACCACTTTGTGCCGTCAGACACAAAAGAGAATATGTCAGTCCTAGAATTAGTTTGAGTTATAACTGGAGCAACTCCAGATGGCCAAGAAACACTTGTAAATGTAGCTGAGGGAGCTGGGCCACCAGCAGAAGGCTGCTTGAGGTACAGCGTAAATGATTTGCCAGCAGCCACAGTTGGCATGGTGAACGTACAGGAAATGGAAGGTGTTAGTGTTGCAACAATCACGGTCGAACTACTGATGTCTAGCGTTTGCGCTGATCCAGCAGCAGCTATCGTCTGCACCCCTTCAGTGTACCCATTGATTGTTGGGTCTTGCTGGAATACAGCTAGCCCAGTGCCAGTCTTGTCAGTAAGTGCATTTCTTAAATTTGCACTAGATGGCGTCTGTAAAAAGCCAGCCACATTAGAAGCTAGGCCGCTAATCTTGGTTACACTTAAAGTAGTAATTTGACTATCGGCAATCCCCACTCCAACTTGTGCAGCAGCAATTCCAGTAATTTGACCCGCTGTAATTCCAGAGCTAATTTGATTGGCAGACAAGCCAACAACTTGAGCCGATGTAATTCCTGACAAGATTTGATTTGCCCCAATCAAAACAGGCTGGCTACTTGCCCCAGTAACAACTCCATTTGCATTTACAGCCACTACAGGCACCGAGGCTGCGCCCCCGTAAGTCCCGGCAGTCACACCGGAAGCCTGCAAGTTTACGCCTATTTGGCCGTTGCTAGTAATTGGACTATTCGTGACAGCAAGTGTGGTTGAAGCTACTCCAACTGAAGTAACCGTGCCACCTGCGGCTCCAGAAATGCCAACATTAGTTACTGAGGTGATCCGGCCAAGAGCATCAACCGTAATTTGCGGGATTAAAGCATTGCTGCCGTAAGTACCACCAGAAGCACCAGAAGCTGGCAGAGCAGTAGAAGCAATGCTGGATACCTGCGCAGACGTAATACCTGGGCCAATCTGAGATGCTGACAGGCCAGTAATCTGTGCAGACGTTAATCCGGGCAGTACGTTTGCCGCGCTAACAGTGCCGCCTCCTGCTGCTGGCGTATACCCAAGAGCTGCGGTTACGTTTGCGGCAGACAGCGACGTAAGGTTTGCGCTGGTTATCTCGGATCGGATGGCGGCAGAAGACTTGTTTTCTACGTTGCTAAGGCCAATATTAGTGCGAGCTGCTGTTGTGTCTGTAAGATCAGACAAGTTGTTGGCCTTAACAAGCAAACTTGACGTGTTAATGCCACCAAGCGCCTGCAATACGGTTGCCTTCCTAAGAAGCCCGCTAGACAGAACAGAAATCTGAAGCAAGCTAGGATCGACATTAGCACCAAGGTCAACTTGATCTGATATAGAACCCGGCAACAGCGTCGCATTGTCCACATGCGCGTTTAGGTTTGTTACAGAAACCGTTGAATTGGTCGTTGAATAAGT